TATGATTCTCATCGGAATGAAACCTAAGAAAAAAATGGGTGGTGGCATGATGATGAGAAGACCTATGATGGCAAGTGAGGGTAAGATGACTACAAAAGATAAAACACTTACATATCCATTAGCTCAATCTATGAAAAATAAGGACAGACTTACTTCAAGAGATATTAAATTTGCAGAGAAATTAGTAGGATCAAAAAACGAGAAAGCTGCACTAACTAAATCAGAAATGCAAGTTCAAAAAGGAAGAGATAAAGCTAAAAAAGTTTTAGGAAAAATTAAAAATTTTAAAAATCAAGCTACAGGTTTTGTAAAAGAAATAGGTGGATTTAAAAAAGGCAAAATGATGATGGGTGGCGGATTAACAGAAGCTACACAAAGACTTAGAGCTCAAGGTAAAATGGCAGGCGGTATGATGCAACGACCTATGATGGCAATGGGTGGTGGAATGATGCCTGGTTATAAAAAAGGAAAATCTGTCATGGCAAAAGGTTGTAAGTTAGGAAGAAAAAAACCTACGAAGATGTACACATAGGAGGGTAAATGTCCCTCAGAGGTATTTTACAGGGCTTAGGTAAATTAATATCAAAAAAGGCTAAGCCTTCACCGGCCACCGGTCAAGAACAAAAACTAATTACATACACAGCCGAAAGTAAAAAACTTCCTGTCACTGAAGTTGTAAAAAAAGATTTAGTGCCCACAAATCCCAGATTACAAACTGGTGATCTGCAAATGGGTGAAAAGGTTCAACCTTTATTTGGTTCATCAACATATGATTGGGTAATGAGAAAAGGACCCGGTAAATATTCTGCTGATGAATGGATAGATCATTTAACCACTTCACGTAAAGTAGACTTCAAAGTTTTTGGACAGAAGGCTTCAAGGTTTGAGAGAGGCCCAAAACAATTTACATACGATAGAGGTAAATACGCTGGTAAAACAGTTGGTATTAACAAGGAAGAATTATTTGATTCAAATGTTGCTATATTTGATGAAGGTGGTGAACTAGCTGGAGGTTTATTAGCCGCTGCAAAAAAATATAATTTAAAACTTTCAGCACAAGATGTTGGTAATTTTTTAAGAGGTAACCCAGCCAATAGATTAAAAGCTGTGACTTATTCAGATGATGCAATACAAAATTTTAATTACCAAGCACCATTAGAAAATTCACTAGGAATAGTTCAAACAGTTAAGAGACAATTTCCTGCCATGGGAGAAAGATTTGATACACTGACTATGCATCTTAATTCTATTGAAAGAGGAATTATGAATGGAATGATAAATGATGTTAAAGAAGGTTATAGAGCCTTTTCAGGAGAGCTTAGAGGTATATTGCAAGCTAATGTAGGGACAGAGGCACGTAGACAATTAAATGCCATGAAAGGTGCTGTTGACGAAGTTTACGCAAAAGCTACTGGGGCAAGATCTGGAGTCAAACCAACACAATATAAAAACGAATCAAACTACACATTTCCAGGCGGCCAAAATTACAAAGAAACAGTTTTTGTTTTAGATGAACCTATTGCAACAAACACGTCACCAATGAAAAACATGGGGCACTTTTCTGATCTTAAAAATAATTTATTTCATATAAGATATGATGTTAGATCAACACCAAATGGCAAAAAGGCATTTGTAATACATGAAATACAATCTGATGCGAATCAAAGTATAGCTAAATCCTTAACAGCTAAACAAGCCTTTGGTCCTAACGCTAGATACAATCCTTTTCAAAAAGAAATAGAAACTAAACTACTTTTTGATCAACAAAATAAACTTTTACAAAACGTAGATAATTTGACTAATGCTGATGTTGCTGCGTTGAACACTGTAAATAAACAAATAGCAAAATTAGGAGGTGTTAGAAGACGAGGTCAAGATTATTATCCATTATTAGACTCAGATGCCTATGGTGACTATGCACTTAAATATTTGTTAAATAAAGCAGCAAAAGAGAATGTGAGTTATGTGGCGGTAATGCCTTTTAATAAATTACATTTTAGACAAGGTTACAAAGCAGGTAATGAAAGATTTTAT